GCACCATTAATACCCGCAGTATGCCTATCGAGGCTGTTGCCGCAATGCAGGATGAAAAGCTTCTGCAACTTGGACCGGTGCTTGAGCGCCTGAACGATGAGTTTCTGGATCCGTTTGTTGACCGCACATTCAACATCATGGCGCGCCGTAACCTCTTTCCTGAGCCGCCGGAAGAGCTACAGGGTGCACCGCTGAAAGTCGAATACGTTTCCATTCTCGCCCAGGCGCAGAAATCAATCGGCATCAACAGTGTTGAGCGCTTTGTTGGGTTCGTCGGCAACCTGGCGAAAGTTAATCAGGATGCGCTCGACAAGCTCAACTTTGATCAGGCTATCGACAGTTACGGCGATATGTTGGGCGTCCCGGCGACGATCGTTAATTCCGATGACGAAGTCCAGGCGTCGCGTGAGCAGCGCGCCCAGCAGATGCAACAGCAGCAAATGATGGCGATGGCTCAGCAGGCTGGCGCAACAGCCAAGACCCTGAGCGACACCAACACTGCTGACCCAAGTCTCCTGAAAAATCTTTCTGACGCTGCGCAGCAGCAGGCGGTGGCGCAATGACTGATTACCTGAGCGATGAAGAGCAGGAAGCGCTGCTGGCAGAAGAGGCCAAAAAGCAGAATTTGCGACGTGATAACGAGCTTAACGACCTGCGCCTCATCTGTGAGACAGAGCATGGACGCCGCTTTATCTGGCGTCTGATCGAGCAGTCTGGAGTATGGCGAACAACTTATACCGGTGAGGCGCTATCTGCAGCGTTCGCCGAAGGAAAACGTAACACGGGGCTAAAAGTCTTTTCCGACGTAATGGAGGCATGTCCCGATCAGTATCTGGTAATGGCTAACGAAGCCAGCGAGGAATAACGATGAACCTATTTGAGCGTCTGATGTATCGGCGTTTGTGCAATGAGCAGCCTGCAGATGGTGGAGCTGCTCCAGCAGCATCTGAACCTTCCCCGGCCCCTGCGGCTGCGCAATCTGAACCGGCGCAACAACCAGCAGCAGATCCAGAACCATCGCCAGCTGATGGTGATAAACCAGATCCGACTGGCGATAAGCCTGAACCGGAAGCTAAATCCGAGGTTCCTGAGAAATACGAACTAATGGCCCCGGAAGGTACGGAACTGGACTCGAAAGCCGTTGAGCTCTTCGAGCCGGTGGCGCGTGAACTTGGCCTGTCCAACGACCAGGCGCAGAAACTTGCCGGCCTGTGGCCGCAATTGCAGGAGCAGATGCAGCAGCGGCAGGCAGAGTCATGGGGCCAGCAGGTAGAAAAATGGGCCGCTGACACCAAGGCCGACAAAGAAATTGGTGGCGAAAAACTAACGGTGTCCGTAGGTCATGCGCAGAAAGCGCTGGATACCTTCGCATCTAAAGAATTCCGCGAATTCCTTGATTCAACGGGCCTGGGTAATCACCCGGAAATGGTCCGGGCATTCGCAAAGGTAGGCAAGTTGATGAGTGAAGACAGTTTCGTCACTGGCCAGGGTAACGGATCGCCGAAAAACGATCTGGTCGAAGCGTTTTATCCAAGCAAAAAATAGTGAGGTGTAACCATGGCTTTAATTGGTCAGACGCTGCCTTCTCTTCTTGACGTGTACGGACGTACCGACAAGAACGGGCGGATCGCTAAAATCGTCGAGCAACTGGCGAAAAGCAACGATGTCATTACTGATGCGATCTACGTACCGTGTAATGATGGCTCTAAACACAAAACCACCATCCGCGCCGGCATCCCCGAGCCGGTATGGCGCCGCTATAACCAGGGCGTGCAGCCCACCAAAACTCAGACTGTGCCGGTAACCGATACCACCGGTATGCTGTATGACCTGGGGTATGTGGATAAAGACCTGGCTGATCGTTCTGCCAATGCTGAATCATTCCGGGTATCGGAAAACATGGGCAAGCTGCAGGGCTTCAACAACAAGGTTTCCCGCTACACCTTTTACGGCAACACCGACGCTGAACCGGAAGCATTTATGGGTCTGGCTCCGCGCTTCAACACCCTGAGCACTTCCAAAGCGGCCAGCGCAGAGAACGTATTCAGTGCTGGCGGCGCGGGTTCTACCAATACATCCATCTGGTTCATGTCATGGGGTGAGAACACCGCGCACATGATCTACCCGGAAGGTATGGTTGCTGGCTTCCAGCATGAAGACCTCGGGGCTGACCTGGTCAGCGATGGAAACGGCGGCCAGTTCCGCGCGTACCGCGATGAGTTTAAATGGCATCTCGGCCTGTCAGTTCGAGACTGGCGCTCAATCTCGCGCATCTGCAACATCGATGTCACTACCCTGACCAAAGATGCCGCAACAGGCGCCGACCTCATCAGCATGATGGTCGATGCGTACTATGCGCGTGACGTAGCGATGCTGGGCGATGGCAAAGAGGTTATCTACTGCAATAAGACCATTCATGCCTGGCTGCACAAGCAGGCCATGAATGCGAAGAACGTTAACCTGACGATCGACGAATATGCTGGTAAGAAAATCGTTTCTTTCCTGGGCATTCCGATCCGTCGCGCTGACGCCATCCTGAATACTGAATCAGCCGTAACGGCGTAAGGGGGGATCATGCTGCTCGACCAGCAAGCGCTTTTTTCCGCAGCTCAGGCCATTACGGCCACGGCTGCATCGACCAACGTCATTGATACCGGCAGCGCAAAAGATGTCGGTAAATATGGCGATATCCCGCTGCTGATCCAGGTTGTTGAAGCGTTCAACAACCTGACCAGCCTGACCGTCACCGTGCAAACCGATGACAACTCGGCATTCAGTTCTGCCGCGGACGTGCTGACCATGACGATCCCGCTGGCGTCCCTGGTGTTGGGATACAAATCGCCTGTTATCACGTTACCGATGAAGATGGAGCGCTATATCCGTCTGAACTACACGGTAACGGGTACTGCGCCGACCACCGGCAAGGTTACCGCGGGCATCACTGGAGGCGTGCAAACCAATGCCTGAGTATAAAGTCGCTAAGCGGTCATTCATCAATGGCCGCCTGCATGAACCGGGTGACATCATTACCTTTGACGGTGAGCCGGGCAGCAACCTGGTATCCGTTGATGCCTCCCTGAGTGAAAAGGTTGTGACACCCAGCGCTGAAGAACTAACCGAGCTGGAGGATTTGCGCAAACAGTATGAGGAGATGTTCGGTGAAGCACCGCATTTCAATACTAAAGCGGAAACCCTGAAGGCGAAGATAGCAGAGCGGCGAAAAGAACTCGGGGTGTAAGCCCGTATAACCAAAGGGGCGAAAGCCCCTTTTTAGTTTGGTGAACGATATGGCATCAGTGATCAACATCTGCAATATTGCGCTGGCGCGCATAGGCAATAGCCG